CCTAAAGATAAGACTGTCTGGGAAGACAACATGCGTGCAGAGTACCGCAAGCAGATTGCCAACGAGTATGACTGGTCTGGCATGACCAAGGCTCAGAAAGAACTAACTATTAGCGGTCTTGCTGACCAAAAGGTAAGTGAGTTCTTTAATGACCCATTAAATAAGCAGCGTTTCTTGGACCAGGCTAAGGCATCCACAATGCTTATGCTTACGGTTAAGTCGGTGCTTAACTTCTTTAGCCCTATGGCTTTGTCGCTTAACGCACGGTTTAGCAGGGTTCCTGAGTTTAACAACATTATGAACCAGACCGACCCAAGCACCGGTAAGCCCTACACCTTTATCGCTGCGGCAGATAAGTTTGCTAAGGAATACCCGAACAACATTTACGACCTTACGGCTCACACACAGAGCCAGTACACCTCATATCCAGAGACAACCTCGGCACTTAAATTGCTCGAGGGTGACCCCGGATTAGTCGAGAAGTACCCATACGCAGCGGCGTTTTTAATGCAGCGTTCGGGTCAATACTCGCCACAGGCGTACCAGTTAGAACTGTCTATGGGATTGCGTAAGCGACAAGCCCCGGCTGATTACCTATCGGGTCTGTTGGTTGCCACGGGTGATGACTACTATTACAATTACCTTAAGCCATCCCTTATGGCCGACCCTAACAACGTTCAGACTAAGACAATCCAAAACGCAGACGGCACAACCACCACTGTTAAGGACTTGACTTACACGGCTAGCAAAGAACTTAAGTACGCTGCCAAGATGTACGGTGACAATTCCAACCCCATTTGGTACGAGCAGTTCTCTGGTGCCGCTAAGAAGAACGCTGCTTCGCAGACCATTACCGAGATGCAGCAGTTACTTAACGACAAGCAGCACGACCCATTTGCCCCAGGTGAAAGGGCTAAGTTTGCTCAGTTGGTTGACGAGTATCAGAAGACCAACACCGTGCTGTCGGAATACCGCACAGCAGGAAACTCTCAGGCTTACAACGGCTTGTACAATGCATGGTACGACTATTGCACTCAGATTGCTAACAACCCGTACTACGCAGGTCAATCGTTTTTCATCACTTCGGCTCTACAAAAGATGCCTAGTCAGTAAGGATAATTATGGCAAATATACCTCTACCAGCACCAGACGGCAAGATGCCCGTTATTGATACGTTTAAAAACTTGAATGGCACTATCTCAAGTGGCGAATTAAGCGGCCTGCAACCCGCCCCTGCTAAGAAACCTTCCCCCGCTAAAAAGCCTGCTCCCTCTGGAAAGAAGCCAAAGGCCGAGGGTAACTCTGCTCAGTTAGCCCAGCAAGCCAAGGACTTTGCTGACCTACACTTAGTGCCAATGAGCGAGGGCTCAATAAAGTCCATTACTCAGGGTATGGATGAAGCCAAGTTGCAGGCGTTCCAGGAATACATCAAGAGCACAGCCCAGGGTTTGTACCCTACGTTTGCCAAGCAGATTGCTGCTGGTATCCCCACAGCCCACCTGGTAGAGCCTTACCGTCAGGTAGGCAAGCAAATGCTAGGTGACCAGTTTGAGCCTGACTTTGTGGCTGACCCTAAATCCGCTATGGCCCTCACCGGTGGCGTAGACCCCGCTACAGAGCGCCCAGCGCCTATGAGCCTACAGCAGTGGAAGCAGCACATTATTAGCCACGATAATTTTGGCTACGCCTACACGCCAGCCGCACACGAAACCGCCAACCAAATCATTGAAGCAATTAACAAGGGCTTCTCACAACCACCATCAGGAGGCAACCGCTAATGGCAACAGCAGGAACAGGAACAAGCCCGACTACTACCACAAGTACGTCTAGGGGTTCTAACGTAACCCCTAAAAAAACTTCAAAGCCAACGCCACCAAAAGCAGGTGGCGGGGCCGTTGGGTTCAACCCCCTTACCGGTAGTGTTGGAACAATCCCGTCATTTATATTTCCAAATGTAACCACCCTTTTAGGCTGGGGTCTGAACGCCCACGATGCTGGATTCCTTGCTAACAAGTCTCTACAAGTAGCGATTAACCACGGTAAATTTGCTGGTGGCGCACCTACAAGCAATGCAAAGTTGCAAGATGCAATGCGAGCATTGTTTAGCACGTTGCCTAATGCGTATAGCGTTATATCTAATAAATATGGGTTGCCACCCAATCCAAACGCTAAAGACTTTGGGCCTGCCGTTAGCACGTTGTATTCTAACCTTATTTCAACTGGCGGTAACTTCACCTCCATTGACCCAAAGGCAAATTACTCCAGCGTTCCTATTGCCGTTGCACAGGGCAAGGAATTGGCCGACTACTCAGCATCACGCCAAGCCCAGGCCAACGCTTACGACAACGTAAAGAACACCCTGATGAATTGGGGTATTGACAGTTCGCAGATGGACTCTTTTGTTAAGGGTCTAGTTACCAACACTTCAGGCCAACTGGTTAACCAGGATGCCCTACTCGACCAGGTTCGTTCTTATGTTAACCCTGCTACCGGAAAGTCACCATATCAGGAGGCTTTCCCAGGCTTGGTAGAGCGAAACACAAAAGGCACCCTAGACGAGCACATGACCGAGGCTCAGTACCAACAGTACGTTTCTACTGTCCAGGGCGTAGCCGGTCAGTACTTGCCAGCCGGAACCCTGACCAAGACTATGATTTCGGACCTAGTTCAGAACAACGTATCCGCCTCAGAGTTCCAGGAGCGGGTCACCAAGGGCTACCTGGCGGCTGTAAACGCCGATGCCAATACCAAGACCATGCTGTCTCAGTACGGTATCAACACCCAAGACCTAGCCGCCTACTTCCTAGACCCAGGCTCAATCAGCCAGGGCTTTGGCAAGGCAACCGCCACAGGCCAGGCTCGTAGCCTGAACACCGTTGAGCAGAATGTTGCAGCCGCAACTATTGCTGGATATGCCCAGGGCGTTGGCCTAAATGGCCTAAGCCAGTCGGGTGCTCGTGAATTGGCAGACCGTGTGAACCTAGGGGCTGGCTCAGCCTACGGCTCACAGTCAATGTCCAGCATTAACAATGCCTTGCTTTCAGCCTCCAAGGACTCTCAGTTGATGGGCGTTACCCCTGGTGCTCAGGGAACCCCGCTTGACGTGAATACCATGATTGGTTCTCAGGTCGCAGGATTCCAGGGAACTAGCCAGGTTCAGGCCCAGGCTGCCGTAATGCGTGCTGAACAGGCCCGTGTAGCCCCATTTGAAAAGGGTGGTGGCTACGCTGAGACTGCTAAGGGCGTGACTGGATTGGGCTCTGCTAAGCAGTAGCGTAACATCCTTCTATGCAAATGATACAATTTCAGTAGTTGTTTGGCCCCGGTAGCGCACGGGCGTGCTGTCCAATTACCCCGCCTTGGGAATGAACGACTTAGGGTGCGTACAAGTTCTGAAAAATTATCCGCTTCATTAACCTCTGGTGAAGTGCGTACGACAAGGAGCGACCAACATGACTTACGAAGATGACTTTGAAGACGAGCAAGAAAACCAACCGCTAGACCCCAATATCCGTAGGCAACTGCGGGAGGCGGAGAAGGCACGCAAAGAATTAGAAACGCTCAAGGCCCAAGTGGAACTTGAAAGGCGTGAAACATTCTTCGCAAAGGCTGGGATTCCTGAGTCTGGAGCAGGCGCATTATTCCGTAAGGCTTACGAGGGCGAAGCATCACTAGATGCCATTCGTGCCGAAGCCGAGAAGTACGGTGTTTTGCAGCCAGCGCAACAGGCAGTTCAAGAAGAGATTTCGTACGATTCTGAGTTGGAAGCCCAACGCCGGGCGCAAGGTGCAACCATTGGAAGTACTGGCGCAATGCCAGACCCTTCCCAGGAAGTACTAGCCGCCCTCGCAGAGGCATCTACCCCGGAAGATGTTATGAAGGTCGTTCAAGGTGGACTAGGCCAAAAAGTTGGCATGTGGTCCTCCCGTGGTGCGTTCTAAACCTTTTAACATTAGAAAGTAGAGTTTGCCAAAATGGCTAACGAATTTGGAAATACCCTAGGCACCGATGCCTACACGGGCCAAACGACTGTTGACTTCTCAAAGGCTGCTTATGACCGCATGGCGTACTTCGCCCTGCGCCCTGAGTTGTACTTCGACCAAGCCGCTGACGTACAGCCAACCGCTCAGAGCATGCCAGGTGCTTCTGTAGCCTTCACCATCGTAAACGACTTGCCAATCGCCTCTTCGGCTTTGTCAGAGCAAATCGATGTTAACACTGTTGCTCTTTCAGACAGCCAGGTTACCCTGACCCTTGCTGAATACGGTAACGCTGTCCTCACCACCGCTAAGTTGCGTGGTACCTCATTCGTGGACATTGACCCAATCGTTGCCAACGTAGTTGGTTACAACGCTGGTGTTTCAATCGACACGATTGCTCGTGCTGCTCTCGACAGCGGTACCAACGTACAGTACGCTTCGGGCTTGGGTGCAACCACGTTGCAGTCCTCAGTCACAAGCCGTTCTGGACTTGCTAACGGTGTATCAGGAACTGGTAACACGATTTCCGCTTTGGACATCCGTGTTGCTCGTGCTCGTTTGCGTGCAATGAACGTACCTACCTTCGGTGGTTACTACATTGGATTCATCCACCCAGACCTTGTTGCTGACCTCCAGGGTGAAATTGTTGGTTCTTCCAACACCCAGGGATGGCGTGCTCCTCACGTTTACGCTCAGCCAGGTGAAATCTGGACCGGTGAACTCGGCGCATTTGAGGGCGTTCGTTGGATTGAAACCCCACGTGCTCCTGTTTACGCTGGCGCTGGTGCTTCCTCGGCCAACGTTTACGGAACCATCATCATGGGCCGTCAGGCTCTTGCCAAGACTCACTCGATGGTCGATGGCAACGGTGCGTTCCCTCACGTTGTTCCAGGTCCTATCACCGACCGCCTCCGCCGTTACGTACCAATGGGTTGGTACTGGCTCGGTGCTTACGGTGTATTCCGTCAGGCTTCGGTCATCCGTATTGAGTCCACTTCACTCTTGGGTGGAGACATCGGAACCAACTTCAACCCTGGTGTCGACACTGGCGAAGGTGCAGCAGTAACCACGTCACTGAGCAGCGTTGCGTTCAACAGCCCATCAACCGGCTTCGCAACCTTCACTGCCTCAGCGGCTCCTGGAATCGCAACGGACAACACCGTTGTTATTTCAGGTGCTACCACCTCGGCAATCAACGGTACCTACGTTGTTACGGCTGTCAACACTGCGAACAACACGTTCACGGTTGCAAGCAGCCTCAGCACCGGTACCCTCGGTTCCGCTTCGGTTACCCTCCCAGCGGCTTAGTCTGCTGGCGGCTTGAACGGAGACAGCATGCCTTGGCCTCGTCAATGTGTTCACTGCGGAAGCATGGACATTCAGGCTGGCATAGACGAGATTATGTGTCTCATCTGTGGCGGTCTAACAGACAAGGATGGGCGTGCTGTCTCCCGACAAGCCCAACACACCTCAGAAGAATTACCCAACTAAAGAAGCGACATGACTATACCTACCGGACTTGGACTTATTCGTGGGCCAGAAACAGCAGATGCTCCCGGCTCACCACTACCTAACCGTGCGGCTCGTGCCGCTCAAAACGATGCAAAGGCTGTTAAGGGCGAAGTATCTGACCCCTGCTATTGCGGCTGCTGCGACATGACAGATGGACTGTGGAAATAATGGAATCACGCAAGAACTTCGCACAGGTTTCAGAGTACGACCTGCATAGCACTGCTGCTAACAGTATCGACACTGGAATCATCCCCACCCCCGTCACCTCAACTGAAACGACTGGCCCTGCCAACCGTGGCGTTGAGAGCAACACTGCCCGTGGAGTTAAAGAGGCACCAGTAATCGCTAACGTGATTCCTGTTACCTACGCCGCTGCCACCGATGCACCTGTTGTTGACCCCTACAAAGTTTACGGAGCCAACTAATGTCTCGCTACGATGCAAAATTCAGCACTGATGGAACTGCCGCTGACACTTCCTTTTTCGTGGATATGTCACCTGCCACCGTTCTTGAAGTCAACATGATGAACGGCTACTCCCGTGTTAGCAAGCCTGTAGGCAACGCTCCTGCTGACGGAGTAAACGTAAATGGTTCCGCAAGCCGTGGCACCACAGATGCCATCGCCGCTACCAAACTTGGACTTCCTGCAGTCAACAAGCGGTAAGCGCCGTGGCAACGTTCACGCCGCCCGTAGCGTATGACAACCCAGCCATCCTGCCGTATTCGGGTGGCATGGGTGCTGCTAACCGTCTGTTTCGGTACTACAAGAACCGAGCACGGTATATCTACGTCTTTGCGCTAAGTGACGGCACGTTCGTTCAAGACACCGCTTCTGCTGAAAACAGCAACACCAACATTCCTTACCCGTACAACCCCTGGGACCCATCAGCCCCGTACGCCACTTCGTATTACATTGATTACACTGTTAGGCCCCCAAGGCCCGCCGTGTCTAACGTGGCTCACGATGTTTGGATTACCAAGGTGTACATGGGTCCAGAAGAAGTAACCCCCACAGAGGTAGCGGCACTAACCGCTGCTGGATATGGAGCATTGATTTCATAATGGCACGACACATTCCTTCCGAGACTTGTGCGCCCGATTGCTTTGGGTGCAAGATTCAGTCAGTATCACTGGCTCCTTCTGCCATGCCCACTCGCTCTAACGCTGGTTCTATTGCCATTGAAACCAAGCGTGGTCAGGCTGATGCTGAGGCGTACAAGCGACTTCGTAAGGATGGACTCCAGCCTAAGACCGTAAAGGGTTCTGCTGCTTTGGAAAGCCGTGCCGTATCTAAGTGGGAAGTTGAGACTGGAACTAGCGTTGGTGGAAACACCAAACTAGGCGCACGTCTTGATGCTACTCAGGCCGCTATCAACAAGGGCGAGGCTGTCTAATGGCTCTTGTTCTCACCGGTGTAGTTGCTGGCCCTTCTGGCTTTCTTAATGGCGCAAACGTCTATGCCTACAAGGCATCCCTATTCCCAGCAGGTGCTCCCTCCGCTGGTCAGGCCCCACCCACGACTGGTGGCTCTAACCCTGATGGCACACTCCTCCTTGGCACTGACTACTACGGCCCTGTAACAACTGGTACCCAATTTGGTGGGCCTGGACAATGGGAACTAGCCGTTGGCGCTGTTACGGACTATTACGTTCAGGTCACCTACCCAGTAGGTTCGCCTAGCGCACAATCGTATTGGTCTTACGATGACTCTTTAATTCTTACCACCGGTCCTGCTGGTCCTACCGGTCCTGCTGGTCCCACTGGTGCTACAGGCCCACAAGGCCCTCAGGGCGTTCCAGGCACCCCAGGAGCGGCTGCTACGGTTGCTGTGGGTACAACCACCACAGGAGCCGCTGGAACCTCTGCCAGCGTTACAAACTCTGGTACCTCATCCGCCGCAGTATTCAATTTCACCGTTCCCCAGGGCGCACAAGGCCCACAGGGTCCTGCCGGTACCGATGGTACTAATGGCACAAACGGGCTCAACGGAACTGCCGCAACTGTCGCAGTTGGTTCTACAACCACCGGTGCGGCTGGTACGTCTGCTTCTGTAACTAACTCCGGTACAAGTTCTGCTGCTGTACTTAACTTTACTATTCCTAAGGGTGCTGATGGTACCAACGGAACTAATGGAACTAACGGCTCTTCCGGTGTTGTTTCAGTTACCGCCCCAATCACCAACTCCGGTACCTCTACCGCTGCCAACATTGGGCTAAACACTACTGGTACCGCTGGTACTTACGGCTCGGCTACCACCGTTCCTGTTATTACCACGGATGCTTATGGTCGCATTACAAATGTGACCCCCACGACTATCACGGGTGGTGGCGGAACCAATGGTTTGCCAATGGGCCTTACCGGTGCCACAGCGGCTACTCGTTATGTCGGTGGTACCACTTCTGGTGCTCCTACTACCGGCACCTTTGCTGTAGGCGACTTTGTAGTCGACCAGAGTGGAACCGTTTGGGTCTGCACAACTGCTGGAACGCCTGGCACTTGGACTACAACCATCTCGTCGCACCTCTCGCTTCGCACTGCTTCAACAACAGTAGGCCGTAACGAGACAACCATTTTCTCGGGCTCTACGGCAAGTCAAACTCTTACTGCCCCATCTGGCCCGATTGACGGCTCTACTTGGACCGTCATCAACAAAGCCTCCGTTGCGGTGACTCTAAGTTTTACCCCATCAATGGTTCCTATTGGTAACGGTTCTGGTGTAACTACCTATTCTGTCTCTGCTGGTGGGGCTTACTCGTTCGTGAACTACAACGGTTCGCAGTGGTACATGGTTGCAACCAACGGCGCAGACCACTTGGTTGATGTTGTTCAAACCGCCAACGGTGGTACTGGGCTCAGCACTATTGGAACTGCTAACCAGGTTCTATCTGTTAACTCAGGTGCAACGGGCCTAACCTACACCTCTTTGCCTACTTCGTTGCCGCCATCAGGTACTGCCGGTGGTGACTTAACTGGTTCCTACCCCAACCCAACTTTGGCCGCTGCTGGTACCGCTGGCACCTATGGCTCGGCCACGGCAGTTCCTATTGTGACCACCGATTCAAAGGGTCGGGTTACTTCCGTTACTACCACCGCACCTAGCGACACAACCAAAATTCCTCTTTCGACAGTCACCACTGCTGGTGACCTTATTGTTGGAACTGGCTCTAGCACTGTTTCACGCCTGGGCTTAGGAACCGCTGGTCAGGTTCTGACCGTAAACTCCGGAGCCACTGGCCTTCAATACTCCACGCCAAGTTCAGGCTCATCTGCGCCGGTGTTCTACTCAACAAGTGGAACTGCCGCCGCTAATGAAACTTCAATAACCACAGTCACCTCTTTGACTATCACGTTGCCTAGCGCACCGCCTAACGGAACGACAAACACAATCGTTTCCGGTTCAGGGATTAGCACGGTTATTAGCCGTGGTGGTTTATCAGACACAATCACTTACCAATCAAGCACAGGTGTTGCCTCCGGCGCAATAAACTGGACAATTGGTTCTCTTGCTTCAAAAACGTTTGTCTATAACGCTGGTGTTTGGACTGAACGAGCCGCAATGAACAGTTCAACGCTCGGTGGGATTGTGCAAATTGCAAGCGGTGGAACAGCCTCAAACACTGCCTCTGGTGCTAGAGGAACTTTAGGCATAACGCCAGCCACAGTCTTCCCCTCAGCACACGGTGTCAAGGCTTGGACATTTGACCCTGCTGCGTTTATGAACGCTGCAACATTTCCGCCAACTAAAGGCGTAGCCTACGCAACTCGTATTCACATGACCACAGCCGCAACCGTAACGACTATTGGATTTATGACTTCCAGCGGTGGTGGCACGTCATTAGCAAACTCTTATATTTCTCTTTACAGCGCCGCTGGCGCAGTCCTTGGCTATGCCTCACTAGGTACAAGTGTTTCCGCTACGGGATATAACACGTTCACTCTAACTGCAGTTGGTTCGTTGGCCCTGTCTGCTGACACGGATTATTTTGCGGTAATACAAATTGGAACAGGTAGCACTACTGCACCAAACATCGTAATAGCCGGTGACGCAAACGGAACCGGCTCGCCGAACGCTGTAGCAACACTAATGAACTTTAACACTACTAATGCCGCAGGCGTTCTTAATGGTCGGACAAGTTCTTGGGGTACAGGTCTAAATACCACGCCAGCGGCGGTAGGTGCAAACACTCCAGCAAGCACCGTTTACAACTTCTTCGCCACACTCAACTAAGGATAAATCATGGCAACTTTAATTACAGTCGGTGGTTCGTCAAGTACCGGAAACGGCTATACCTTTGGCGACCTTATTGAAAAGGTGTACCGCCGCACGATGGGTGGTATCCGTGAAAAGGTAGTCACCCTCGGTGCTTCTATCGGCTCAGACGATACGACCATTACGCTTAACGGCTCACAGACTACTGCCCTGTTCCCCGGTGTTTTGCTGGCTATTGACCTTGAGGTTTTGTACATTGAATCTTGGAGCGCCACTACCTCCACCTCTGGTACTGCCATAGTCTCCCGTGGCTACTACGGTTCTGTACCCGGCACCCACCTGGCTAATACCCATTGCTACATTAACCCTCGCTATTCACGCTACGACATTGGTGTGGCAATCAACGATGACCTGCGTTCGCTGTCCTCGCCCAGCAACGGCTTGTTCCGTGTAGGCGTAGCAGAGATTACCTACAACCCTGTCTTTGCTGGTTACGACCTGGGTGACCTGCCCGATAACTTTATTGACATCCTTGAGGTTCGCTACCGTATTGCCCCGCCCTACCGTACCTTCCCAGCCATTAAGCGTTGGAAGGTCATTCGCTGGAACAAGGCTTCAACTGACCCGGTATTCCCATCGGGCCGTGGTTTGGTTATTTACGAATCAGGTTGGCCTGGACTCCCTATTTATGTGACCTACTCGGCACCGTTTGTTCGCTTCGTGGACACCGCCGACAACATCCTGGACACCCCTTCTACCAACGATGACTCGCCACCCTACAACGGCTACACCGCCAACACGGTATCTAACTTGACCGCCACCATGATTGACCTGCCACCACTCGGTGCAGAGATTGACCTGACTCAGCCTCGTGAGATTAGCCGTAACTTTATGGAGTCTCAGCCTGACCCACGCAAGGCCCAGGAAGTTCCAGCCAACGCTGTGGCCGCCTCGGTCAATGCTTTGGTGAACCGCCGCATGCAACGAATTAGCGAAGAGGCTGACCGTCTGCAACGTCAGTACACGAAGGTGCGTGCCTGGTAATGGCATTAACTGGCTACGACATTGAATCTACAACGCTTGGTTGGTCGCAGACCGTACCTTCCTCTGCTGATGCGTTTAACTCAAACACTCAGCAGTTGTCTAATAGCACTGTCTCAGCCGTACCTCTAGGGCCATACGCCGTTGCTATTGCGGGCCACGAATACGCCGTTGACACATCGTTCGAGCCTTACCGCCGTGAGGCTTTCCGTCACCGTACTGTACCTGCACAACGCCAGTCAGTTAACTTCTCTAACATCCAGGGCGAAGGAACCGTTAACTCCGAGGGTCTGTGGAGGCGTGAGCAGAACGACTGGACCGCTGGTGCTGGACAACAGTTCTTGGACAGCAAGGGCGCTTCAATGGAGAACCGCTTTTACAAGTCCAAGGGCCTTGACATATTTACCAACCCCTACCAGTGCCAACTTCTTCACGACACAAAAAAGTACTACTCAACTAGTAGCACTACGCTTTTTACCAGCCGCTCCGGCCCTAACGTTTACATTGTTGATGGAGCAACCGTAAAGTACACGCCAGACTGGTCTTCGTTTAATGCCTGTACGTTCACCACGCCAACCCCTGCAACCTACACAATTATTAACGCCGTTTACTCTGCTGGCTCAGTAACCTACACCACTTCTGTAGCCCACAACTACTACATCAACTACCAGGTCACCATCACGGGTATTATCCCCAGCGCCTTTAACCTGGCTAACAAGACGATTACTGCGGTCACCTCTAACACCTTCACGGTTACTGGTGGTTCCGCTGCTACCTACGTTTCGGGTGGTTCTGTGACGGCGGTAGCCACGCCCACCGTAATTACTGCTATTGACAGCAACGACAACTACGTTTACATCGCAACTAACACGGGTATCTGGTACGCCAACACCTATGTAAACCCAACAGTCTTTACTCAGTACTCCGCCCCAGAAGCAACTGGAACATACACCGGTGGTTTCGATATGGTTCGCTGGGCTAACGACCAGTTGATTGCCTCACGAGGCCCACGTCTGTACGCCTTCTTGCCAACCCACACTATTAGTGGTCCTCCCACTGGTACTGGCGGAGATACCCTATACACCCACGTCAACCCTAGTTGGGTCTGGTCCGATGCCACTGCTGGCGCAACACAAATCTACTTCTCTGGCTATGTGGCCAACGGCTCGTCTGGTTACTCCGGTGCCGTGTACCGCTCAGACATGCAGAGCAGCAGCACCTCAACTACCAGTGGTACCACTTCGGTTGCCAACTCTTCGGTTATTCAACCGTTTACCTTGAACACCCCGGTCCAGGCATTGCCAATGTCACCGGATGAATACCCTACTTGTATCCAGGGCTACCTCAACTTTATCTTTGTTGGAACTAACAAGGGTATCCGTATGTGCCAAACCCTTAGCATCTACGACCCAACCGCCACCGCTTCGGGTGACCTAAAATCAGGGCCGCTAATCCCTAACCTGCTACAGCCTTTGTCGAACCCCGTGTACGGCATCGTTGGTGATGGCCGATTTATCTGGTTCACCTGGAGTAACTACGATGACACCAGTACCGGGCTTGGCAAGTTGGACCTTGGTACGTTCATTAACGGTGACCCACTTACACCTGTTTATGCCTCTGACCTCATGGCTACGGTTACCTCAACCGGAACGGGAACTGTAATCCGTTCACTCGATTGGGACCCCATTAAGCGAACCCCAATGTTCGGTGTTCCTGGTTATGGTATCTACGGGATGGACACCACCCACTACGTTTCATCGGGAAACGTTCAGTCGGGTATCTACTCGTATGGAATTCCTGACAAGAAGATTCCAGTCTTCTTTGACTACGGCTGTTCTATTCCCCTGGGAACCTCAGCCCAGGCCGCCATCATCATTGATGAGCACGACCCTGACTTCCAAGGCCCCATCTCTCTTACCCCAATTACGGGTAACGCAGAGACAGAGGTAGTGATTAACTCTGCCTACCGTGGCGAGAACCTTTCGACCACAATGACCCTTTACTCTGACAGCACCAAGACACTTACCCCAACTATGTACCGCTGGACTACTAAGGCTTGGCCTGCCGTATCCAGTGAGACTTCAATCTCGGCGGTTATTCAGTTGTTCAGCACCAACGTGGTTGATGGCTTGGAACAGTACGTTGACCCCTACGCCGAGTACACATTCCTCGACAACCTACGCCGTGACCAGACCATTGTTCAATACCAAGAAGGTTCGCTGGTTGCCAACGTCATTATCGAATCCCTCGACTGGCTGCCCCACAAGCGTAGGAATAACTACGAAAACGGCTTTGAGGGTGACTGCGTAGTTGTTATGAAGACCATCGGCGGTTACGTCTATACCCCGGCATTAACAGTTTAGAAAGGTAAAATAGTATTATGTCTTTAACATACCCCGTACGTTCGAATATAGGAGCCGCCTCAGCGGCCACCCTTGCTGCGCCTGGTATCCCCAACACTGCGGGGGCTGGCTCAACCTTTACTGTCACCGGACTCACAGGCTTCTTTGACGTGGCCACAGGTTCCACCCCTTCCTCATCCAGCAACATTGTTGTTGCCGTTGAATACGGAAACACGAACGTAGAAAAGATTCTCTGCACCTACGCCGGTGGTACTTTCACCATCGTTAGCCGTAACTACGACAGCACCAGCACCAGCGTTCCTACCCACGTTGCCGGTGTTTCAGTTATTCCAGTATTCAGTGCCAACGAGGCTGCTGAGCACAACGCCGCTGTTCAGACCTTGAAGCACGTTCTGACCGCTGGCTCAAGTGGAACTATTGCTAACCCTGGCACCATCGCCATTGGTTCTGGTACCGGTTCTTTGGGTAGTGCCACCTCTGCGGCACACTCGGACCACTCGCACAACCTACCAAGCACCTCCTTGGCCAGTTGGATTAGTTCACCTGGAACAGTACCGGGCTCTTCGCTTACTGGTGCTATTGCCTCGGCTTCGACCATTGGTGTTTCGCAACTGACCGGAACCGCCCTGCCCTCGACCGTGACGATTGGTGCATCGCAACTGACCGGTACGGCTCTGCCTACTGTGGTTGCTATTCCAGTCAACCAAGTTACTAACGCTGTACTCGTTAGTTTAGGAAGCCCCACACTAAGCACCTCTTACAACGTTTACCAATGCGCCGGTAGTGCCACCGTCACCTTGCCCGCAACTGGATTCCCTGTTGGCGCAATTCTGTACGTTGCTAACACCGGTAGTTCCACCGTTCAGTTCGCTCAGGGTTCTGGTGCGAACGTAATCAGTACTGGCTCCACCGCATCGACTCCAAAGGTTGCCAGCAAGGGACTCGCTACCGCTATTCAACTCTCCGCTGGCTATTGGATTGTCGGCGGGCAAATCTCTTAATAAAGGAACAGCATGACTACAACTGCACAAGACCTCGTAAATTGGGCTCACTACTTCGTCAAGCACGGCAAGTCAGCCCAAGAAACTTACACCCAGGGTGCTAAGCGTATGGAAGCAATCGGACAGTGGCCTCTTCACTTCCCATTGAATACCGACTGCTCAGGCTTTGTAACCCTGCTGGCGTGGCTCTCAGGACTGGGCGACCCCAACCACTGTGGCTACAACCACACCGGCTACACCGGCACCTTGCTGGCTAACAACCGCCACGTCACCATTGACCAGGTTCAGCCTGGTGACTTGGTGGTTTACGGTGGTAGCACTGGCGAGCATGTTGCTTTGGTTATCGAGGTCCACGGTCACGACATTATGACTGTCTCCTACGGTGACAACAATGGCGCTATTTACTGCTGGGTCAATGCCCCACAACTGGTTCCCGACAAGGGCGTACCGGTAGATGGTCGCACTCCACAGACTTTCCTTCGTCTTAACCAAGCACGGGTTCGCCCCGCTAAACCAGTACCGGCGGCATAATGCTTGCCAATATCGGGGACATTGCGAATTGGGCAAACGTAATCTCAGTTTTCATCTACCCCGTAGTTTTCTTTGTTGGTCGTATTGTCTGGAAACACTTTAAGGCGGAAATGTCACCGAACCACGGGTCAAGCATGCGAGATGCCGTTGACCGAATAGAGGCAGCAGTAGTGGCTATCGCCGCTGCTGAAAAGAAGAACGCAAAAGCAATCAAGCGAGTTCGCAAGGACCTTGAGCGCCACCTAACTGAATTGGAATACGTTGAGCAAGTACAAGAACCACATAACCGGTGACCACTTACGCTTCTCGGAATGGCTTAGTTGGAAGTCGCAAGGCATATTCCGCAGTTGGTGGTTCGTTGTTATATTCTCTACCATCACCTTTACTTGGCTTGCTGTGCCTGTTTGGTTTCACGACCCAGCACGCTTGTGGCTCAACTACTACCTCTCTTACCTAGCCGTCTTAGTTGAGTCGATTATTGGTATTGGTGTCGCTAGTCAGTCGATGCGTGATGCCGTGATTCTTAGAGAGATAAAGAAGTTGGGGAAGCATGACACTGAGCACTCTGTAGCGGACTACAAGATTGACTTAGAAGCCCTCGGACTTGTCAAAGAGATACACTTGATGTTAAAGGAGAAGGATGCAAGCCGGTGATTTGGTATTTTGTAGAACGACAGGAATTATTGGGAAAGCCATTCGAGTTGCCCAACACTTCGATGGTGACGGGAAGTACTCTAAGTGGAACCACGTGGCAGTTCTGGACCGACAGGACTCCTCAGGTAACTGGCTTGTAATTCAGGCCGAGCCTAAGGGAGTGACGAACGACAAGTACCTTGACGATATCGCTCCGGGTGGAAATTACGAAATTCTAGCACTACCTCAGGGTGCAAATCAAGCCGAGTTCCTAAAATTTATTAGGTTCCAAATTGGCTTTTCTTACGGCTTTATTAGCATCCTGTCTTGCGCCCTTGATATTCTTTTGCCTAACAGCATTTGTCTGCGTAAGGCAAACACCTGGATTTGCAGCGGTTTAGTGGCTGCTGGCCTTATGTTCTCAGGCTTTACGGATGCCCTAACCTGGCCCGACCTCTACACCCGAACTCCTGCACAAATCGCACGAGTATGCCAGGCAAACTGAGGATAACCTGCTAGTATCTTTGTGGCGGAAGCCTAGGAGATACTATGAGAAAACCACAAGTCCATGTAGTTATTCCCGACACACAGGCTAAGGCCGGTGTCCCTACCGACCACCTTGGGTGGATTGGTAAATATATTGTGGAGCAATTCCACGATGAAGATATAAAGATTATCCACTTAGGTGACCATGCCGACATGCCTAGTTTGAGTATGTACGACAAGGGCAAGAAGGCAATGGAGGGAAGGCGTTATGTCCAAGACATCGAAGCAGCAAACGAAGCATGGCGAATCCTTAACGAGCCATTACTCAAGTTTAATCTCAACCGGAAACGAACAAAACATAAGCCCTGGCTTCCTAAGCGGTTTATCCTACTTGGGAACCACGAGGACCGAATCAACCGGGCTGTCTCAATGGATGCTCAACTTGAGTTCGTACTCTCAACGGACCAACTCGATTACGCCCGAACCGGCTGGGAAGTTATCCCGTTTCTGGAAGTACTGTGGCTCGATGGCGTGGCGTATTCGCATTACTTTTACAATCCTATGTCAGGGAAGCCGCTAGGTGGCAACGTTGAAGCGAGGCTTAGGGCGATTGGTCATTCGTTTACGATGGGTCACCAGCAGACCCTCGCCTACGGGCTCCGCTTTGTTGCGGGACAGTCGCAACACGGCCTCGTTGCTGGCGCATGTTACCTACACGATGAGGACTACAAAGGCCCGCAAGGAAACGCACACTGGCGAGGAATCGTAGTCTGCCACGAGGTAGCCGATGGTTCCTACGACCCAATGTTCATTAGCCTGAACTACCTCTGTATGCGATACGAGGGTATGCCCCTGGATAAGTTCATGGCTAAGAAATATCCCCACCTGAATACTTGACAGTGTGACACCCCGTGTGTATAGTGGAATTAACTCACGAAAGGAGTTGAGATGAGAGAGTCACTATATCCAGTGATTACCAATGTATTGGTGAATGAACTTCACGAGAAGTCACAGACACCAAAGCCAACGGCGCTAGGCACACCGCTTCGCTACTCTTCCGCATTTGCGTGTGGCAGACAGCAGGGGTACGCTGCGCTTGGGGCTGAACCAACAGAGCCAATGGATGAGGCAGGGGCCTGGGTCACCGGGCTCGGCACCATTATCCACGAAGCCCTACAGGATGCGATTAGCCGTATCTACCCGAACGCTGAGTTCGAAGTAGCCAGCGGTAACGACTTTGTTAGTGGTTCATGCGATGCCCTGATTCCAATCAGCGACATTGAGGCCGTGCAGGGGCCAACCGACTTCGGTGGCACTCACGTCTTGTACGAATTAAAGACAATGGGTACCTACTCGTTTGACAAGCAGGTTGGCTGGAACCGTATGCGTGGTTCGTTCACCGACAAGGGACCGACTGGCCCAGCGGCTAAGGCTGTGGCTCAGGCTGGTATGAACGCTATAGGCATCGAACAGTCAAACCCCCTCGTCAAGATTCAGACCATTATTATGGGCTCAATCACCTTTGAGGCGCTCTCTAAGCAGAAGTCCGCTAACATGGGTGTTGATGGCGTACGGCGTTTCCTTGCCGAGTTTGAGGTTCCCCGTTCCGAGTGGGGCTTGCTTGCTATCAACGAAATCAAGCGTATGACCGGCATCAACGAGTCCATTAAGAATGGTTACCTGCCAGAGCGAACCGCTTTGGATGACGATGGTGATGTAGTATCTCTGAATCCCCGTGGTTCAGCGTGGCAATGTGAGTACTGTGCTTTCCGTACAACCTGCGAGCAGGATGGACAAGGCGAGGTCTACATTATGAATAGTGTTGTATCAAATAAAGGAGATGAATAATGCAGAGTGAAGCAATCAACGAATTAGCCAAGGCACTGGTAGGCGCACAAGCCGAGTTCAGTGCGGTACCTAAGGGAAGCAACAACCCGTTCTTTAAGAGCAAGTACGCTGCCCTCCCCGATGTTGTACAACACGCTGGGCCTGTGCTGTCTAAGCACGGTCTAGCCATCAGTCAGTTCATTGGCAACGATGAACTCATCACCTACCTAATCCACGAGTCGGGTCAGTACATTGCCCACACGATGACCCTGCACCTGCCTAAGCAAGACCCACAGGGCCAGGGTAGCGCCGTCACCTACGCCCGCCGTTATGCCTATATGTCGGCACTTGGCTTGGTAGCGGATGACGATGACGATGGCAACCGTGGCAGTCAGTCAAAGCCCCAGCCAGCCAAGACCACCCCTAAGGTGACCACTAGCCCGTACGACAACATGCGTGCGATGCTGGAGAAGAAGTACTCAGCCGCAGAAGAGCGTAAGAAGTTCGTGGAAGAAACCATCGGGCGTTCAATCTCTAACCTGCGGGAACTAACCGAGGCTGAAATCCTCGGAGTTATGGTAACGTTGGGCTAATGTCTAAGTGCGAGCATAAGTGGTTGCTAAACATCGGGGTAAGCCCCAATGTGTTTTGTTCCCGATGCTACGTTCAGTTCAAGCCTGAAAACCAACAAGTTCCCTATTGGGGAGTCGTACCGGATAGGTTCAAATGACAGTAGTAGTCGGATACACAGATGGAACTCAGTGGGTTATCGGTTCTGATTCAGGTGCCTTTGAGGACACCGGACTCAAGCAGGTACTCGCTGAGCCTAAGTGCTGGCGTGCTGGCGATTATCTCGTTGGCGTGGCTGGCAGTATCCGTGTGCTAAACCTTGCTCGGAAGTTCGGTCTAGGTGACCCGTACGCTATGCGGGACCACCTAGCCGAGCAGAGCATCCCAGGGGAGGCTGAATGGAGCGTTCTAGTAGTAGGGCGCAAGGGCATCTACGAGATTGATGAACATATGGGCGTGGCTCACGTCAAGGAGAAATACTCCGCTATAGGGGCCGCTAACCAGATTGCCCTCGGTTCGCTGGCTACCCTAGCAAAACTCAATACAGAGCCTGAGAGGGCCGTTAGAGAGGCTCTCAGGGTATCTGTAGAGCACCACTCCCTAGCATTGGGTCCATTAACCGTAGTGAGAGGAAACAAATGACCTGGATTTGCCCAGAATGTAAAGCAGCCGTAGCCACGACTATCCGTGTTCAGGAAGTCAGTCACCGATGCCCGAAGAAACAAGACAACTATGTTCCTTTGGAGGACAATGAAAAAAGATAAAGCAAAGGCATTAAAGAAAGAACTCCAGTACTTGCGTAAGTGCAACGAGCGCATTACACTAGAGAACGAGCGACTCCGCTCAATGGTGCAACACCCAACGATGAGAAGGATTAAAGATGAAGACTAAAGATGCATTTAACGAATTTAGCGAGGGGGATTCGGATGAATTTCTTAAAGAACAAAGAGTTGAATTGCTTGGTGAGCAGATTAAGCAGGCACAAGTCCTACTTGAACTACTTGTTGAAAAGAACAAGCAAATTGAGGAGAGCCTTGCTTATATCGCTTCTTCTCGCAAGTCAAATAATCATGCCGGACATAGCGTTTGGCTCCACGACATCGAGGAACTTGCAGCCGCACAGAAGTTCCTTGATGGCCCCTGGTTCAATCGTAAAAAGTAGCCCGCTCGTTCCACCGGCTGTAATGGCTAAGTGGAACAAGGTGGCGTGGTGTGAGACTCACGCTAACTGGAAGCACGAAGGTGCTAAGTATGAGGGTGGTCTAGGTATCCTGGCTTGGAACTGGCAACACTTCGGAGGTCTGAAGTATGCCCCCCACGCTTGGATGGCAACACCAGAGCAACAAGTAGCAGTAGCAGTGACAATTCAACACGGACTGCCGGTACCAGATGCGTACGGCTGTTCCGCTTGGTAAGGAGAGGAATTATGGAAATGAATTTTGATGAGTGGATTCAGTACGGAATCAACAAGGGCTTTTGCTCTGAACAGTACTGCGATACCCACGATGGCCCACCGTTCTCAATGAGCGAGGCAATCATCTGGGATGACGGCGGTGACCCTTGCGTTCACGTTGTACGCCTCGGTTCTGTGGAGGATTGGGAACAGGATGCTAAAGGCTGGCTGAACGTAGAGCAGGAGTAGCGTGGCGTTCCAAGACATTATAGATGAGATGGTATCCCTACACGATAAGAAGCGTAAGGACTACGGCAAAGACACCGACCCCTACGCCAACATCCGTGCTGGCAGTCAGTTCATTGGAGTACCCGATGTAGTTGGTTGCCTGATGCGGATGAATGATAAGATGTTCCGACTATCAGCGTGGTGCCACGGTTCCACGATGGTTAATGAATCTGTCGAGGACTCTCTTATGGACTTAGCCGTGTATGCCATCATTGCTCTTGACCTAATTCGGGAACAGAACAATGGCAGAAATTGACTATCGCACAGTCCTATATTCCCTGGTCAATGACGGTTTTGTAGATATAGAAACCATCAGAGCCGCCGTCAAAAAAGTTGAGCAAGCCGAGGTTAAAGAGGCTCGCAACACACAGGCTTGGCAGGATGCTCGGTTGCTACTCACCGAACTAAATGACCGCATCAAGGCTAACGGGCGCAGACCATCACGAGTTAATGAAACTGCCGTGTCGGTCATTGAGCGTTTGATTCGCCTTGACGGTAAGACCACCGAGGAGATACGAGGGATTATAGATTGGTGTCAGGGTCACGACTTCTGGCACACGGTCATACTCTCGCCAGAGAAACTACGCAAACACTTTGACACGATGGTGGCACAGCGTGAGCGTGATGCTGGTAAGAAACCTAAGGAAACAATTTTCCCGATATCCACCTTTGATGAGTCAGAGTATGATAAGGTAAGGGCTGAGTCGGTTGCAAAACCAACTCACATTGATTTAAGGTCAGCATTGAGAGGAATGAAATGACGAAGAAAACACACAAGGAAGCATTTGAGCAGTTCCACACAGAGAATCCTGCCGTGTATTTTGCTCTAGAGAAGTTAGCCACGCAGATGTGGGAACGAGGACGGAGGCGAATTAGTATCGCTATGCTGTTCGAGGTTCTACGCTGGGACTATTACCTGAACACCCACGACCCAGAGAGTGATTTTAAGTTAAACAACAATTACAGGGCTCACTACTCACGGTTCCTCATGCTTAACCACCCAGAGTGGGTAGGGCTGTTCAAGACCAAGAAAGTAAAGGGAGAATAATGACTGATTACGTTGATGTAAGCACGAGCGCACGAGAAGCCACGTTCCCGACTTTGTATGAAGCAGAGTATTGGGTCAAGCGCGTCCGCGCCGACTACCCAGCCAGGGGATACAACACCAGTTGCAAAATCACTGAGCGTAATGGCTCTTGGGAAGTTAGCGTCGACCGCTGGAATAGTTGCAGTTAATGAATCCCATCATCATCATCTTGGTAATTTGGGCGCTGGCTGTAATGGCCCTAAGGAGGAACAATGGTTAAAGAGTTTGTATCTAAAAAAGGCAACTGGCACACCGATGGCTGGGTCAACCTGAGCATCCGAGACTTCGGCCTCGGGCTGGTGTTCCACGGAGTTTGGAAGAAGCAGAACAAGGCGTTTGGCGTGGACCTGACGATTCTGTTCTTCGAGTTCCACTTTAAGATTTGGAAGTGGTCGGTATGACCGACGCGTTCAAGGAGTTCGACAAGTACGTCGAGGACAACAACATCCAGGCCGATGAACTCGGAGCCGCCTTTGCAGCGTTCCTGAACAAAGTATCCGGCTGGGACGGAAAGGTAGAAAGAAAAGATGACAACTGAACTAATTGAGAAGCACGAACCCGTTAGCGAAACAGACCCGAAGTGCCAACATAATATAGGTTTGCATTTAATTCCCCGCAACCCCGAAAAACCTGTTGATTTACCGTATTGCCCACATTATGGTGCAAGTGACACTTCTGACGTACTGCCCACAGATGAGTGCAACCATCAACACATTGGTATTTCGCACGTTGATTTAGATGGTGTTGAGGAGTGGTTTGAGCATTATGCCTACTGCCCGAAGTGTGGAGAGAAACTATGAGCGACAACTATTACGAACTACTTCCTGTAACCGACAAAACACTTCGTATTGGTATGCCGGTATGGGCTGGCGTTATTACAAACCGACCAATGAATAGGTGGCAACGGCTAATCGCCAAACTGCGCTTTAAGTGTGGGAGAAACAAGTGAACCACGTTGAACGCAAAGCACTACGAGACAAGCACCGAGCAAGCGACGGTCGCAACGAATGGTGGAATAAGACAGGGGAAGAATCGCCACACTGCGATAGGTGCGGTTGTGGCGAGTATTACGTGGAGTGGCCCTGCGACGTAATCAAGGTACTGGACTACCTCGACGTTGTGCTAGAAGATAACGAAATGGCTGTAAGCAGCCTAGCCGGAACATTGGAAATTACTCAACGACTATTGAATAAATTAGGCTGACGGTAAATAGCATGTGGTACAATAGTTCCCTTATGAACGAAATCGACTTCACCAACGGCGTGACCCTTACCCCAGAGGAAGTGCTCGCCTGTTCCCTTGAAAACCCAGAGTACTGCGAGGCTTGCCAATGATTGGATTACTAGCGTTTATCCCCCTGCTGGGGCTTGTAGGCACCGCCTACTTCATTATGGGCGTGTTGCTGGAAGAGCAGGAATAACTAATTTTCCCTGCTTAACATTCCCGAAAGTGTAGCCTTAACACTCCCGAAAGTGTAGCCTTAGTGTATGCTTGGTGTATGACTACACCACAGAAAGCCAAAGGTTCGCAATGGGAACGGGATGTTGCCAAGTACTTCAATGAACGTGGCTACCCACAGGTAGAAAGGCGCTACGGCGCTGGTGCTACCGAGGACAAAGGCGATATCAATGGGCTGGCTGAGTACGCTATCGAGTGTAAAAACCTTGCCAAGATAACCCTATCCACCATTGTGGAAGAGGCTCTCGTGGAGGCTAGAAACGCCAAAAAACCCTTTGGCGTGAGCATTATTAAGCGCCGTCAGAAATCCGCTAAGGATGCCTACGTGGTGATGACCCTTGAACAATGGGTCACGATGCTGGGCAAAACGGGTCTATAAGTTTATCCATTAAAAACTTGCTATTGTAATTACAATGGTGTAGTCTTATCTTGCCACAAGGCAAAGTAAAGAAGGATGAAAATATGAGCACATCAATTACGGGTAATCTGGTAGACACCCCGACACTACGTTTCACGAACAACGGCATTGCGGTTGCTAGTTTTTCTGTAGCCGTATCCAGCAAAAAGGGTGAAGAGGAATACACTTCGTACTTTGACTGCTCGGCTTGGGGTTCACTCGCTGAGAACTTCGCCGCATCAGTGGAGAAGGGCGCTCGTGTCTTCGTGGAAGGCTACATCACGCAAGACCGTTTCGAGAAGGACGGCGTAAAGCGTGAAAAGGTAGTACTCACGGCTAACAACGCTGGACCTGACCTACGCTGGGCAACTGCTGTAGTCACCAAGACCGCACCTAGCGGGGCTAAGAAGTCAGTAGAACCCGACTTCTAATGGCTGATTGGGGGCTTGCTAAATGTATCGGTAAGACCGAGGTTATGTTTAGCGACCGCCACATCCAAGATGCGAAACGCATTTGTCTAGGCTGTCCCATACGCTCTGATTGCCTCCAATGGGCATTAGAACATCAAGAGGCGTGGGGCGTGTGGGCTGGCTTGGACTATCACCAACTCCGCATTGTTGCGGTATCACTTGGGTATCAAGCGCCCAATCGTAAATCGCCTGAACACGGAACAGAAAAGGGATGGGCTTGGCATCGCCGTCAGCGAGCCAAAGACCCATTCCATAACTTCTGCCAGCCTTGCGTGGATGCTTACAACGCTAACGCTAAGGTCAGAGTTGCTCGCTATCGCAAGCGTAAGCAAATCTCTATCTAAACCATCTGCTCTCCAAAGGCTTCCATCTGCTCGTCATAGGCTTGTAGCACATCTAGCAGGGCTTCCTGTCGTGTTGCGCCGTAGCCACACACTTCGTAATGCCCGCCGTCAATGATTGCCTTGTAAGCGCCATTGGTGCGGTCGAGATACAACGAACCTAGAAAATCCATTAGTTAATCGCCTCAATGTCCCCAGCCCAAGCATCACGGAAAAGTGACTTGCCCATCTCCTCAACGGCGATAGCATCCAGCAATTCCTCGGCTTGTTCCTCTGTCTCTGCTTCTACAGTAAAGGTCACTCCGTAGTTCCTGAACCACTCGGTCATCAGTTCTCCTCGCCTAGTGGCGTGACTAACCACTCCACATCATCCCACATAATTCCAGCCTCGCTGTCGTGCTTAGCCCACTCCTCCACATACTTGCCAATCTTTTCCTCGGCTCGCTTGCGGTCAAATGCTTCTGCGGTGTATTCCACCACAACTCTAACTGCGTAATTACTCATCTTTAATCTCTCTCTCGTAATCTCCTACTTGGATACTACGGATGGGGGTACGGGTCGGAAAGAGGGTACAACCCGTACCGCCATCCCTAGCATCGCTAGGGTACTGCTTACTACTTCCTAGTCAATCTCAATACTAGCGCAATGATGGCAACAGGGGCTACTACAGGCATAGGGCTACTAGGATGCCCCAATGTCGGGTGTTGTAGGTCGTGCTTGGCAATCAGATAGCCTACCAGCAATCCCAGCGCCACGCCAATCCCACGCAACAGGTATCTAATGTCCGTGCTACTCATCTTACCTCTACCTGCTCTTGGATGCTGTATCCGTCTGTCGTGCGGGCTAGGGCATCCGCTATAGCGCCTGTAATGGCTTCTATGTCGCTGACCTCACCCCACCACTCAACCGATACGCTGAACTCTGCCTTGTGCTTACTCATTGTCTACCCCCGCATCCTCGATGGATACCACGGTCGCAAAGAACTTGCCACAAACGCTACACAAGGTGTGCTTAGGCTCAGTCTTGCTTGTTATCTCCGTCAAGGTGTCGCAACTATCAGGGTCGCAAACGTAGGTGTATTTCTTCCACATATCCATTAGTCCTCCACAACTTCGGCGTAACAGTCCGTGAAATCGTAATCAGCCAACGTGAGTCGGGCGTGGAAAATCGCATCCTCAACGTCATCAGCGATAACATCCACCTCTGCGATAAACCTAACCGTCATCCAATTAGTACCGTCTGTATCTTTTCCCATCTTCAATCTCTCTCTACTTAAATACTCTCATCTACTTGATAAGAGTGGTGGATACCCGCAAGGGGGGCTTTCGGGTATCCACCACCGCTATCAACGGTGGCACTACTACTTGACTAGCAAATCGCCTAGAGCCTCTTTGTAAGCCTCTGTGACTTCTTGGATAGTCTCAATCTGTGAGTAAATCTCCATTGGGTTGCTTAGGTAGTCCAACTGCTTGACTGCCTCGGCTAGAGACTTCTCCATCTTTAACAATGCCTCAATCTGTTTGGTATTACTCATCTTTTTCCTTTCTCTACTAGGGCTTGTTCCCTAGTGATTACATCTAACTACATCAACATAAGAACAACATAAACTCAACATAAGAAACTCATAAGAGTTTTCCTATACTAAAAGTATGGAAATACCTCCCCGCAATTGTCGCAAACATCTACAGGCTGACCATCCTCACGCTCGTAAAGGGGGTGTAGGTTGGTTGGCACGGTGTCGGGTTCTAACCATTGGGCGTGGTCGGCGCACCCAGCACAAATCGTATTGGGGCGCTTTCCACATCCGTAGGTACAGTAGCCATCAGTTTGGCAATCGTAGGAGAAATAACCTACAATCTCTAGTGATTTAGTAGTCATTAGTCCAACTCCGCAACATCCGCAATGAGAACAATCAGACTAATAGTGACCCAAAAGCCCCAAAACACTCCCCACCAGTTATGGGCGCTGATACCACAGGCTACGCCTACGATACCTGACCACGCATACGCTCGGTTCCAATTCACTCGCATTACGCCACCTCCTCGGTCAATGAGATACCATCTTCGGTCAAGATAGCAATAGCCTTTTCACGGCGCTCGGTCATCTTCTCAATGCGAATGGCACGTCTTTCCAACACTTGTGGTTTTAGCGCCTCTGCCAACTCCTCAATGCTGTTTGACGGAAATTCCCCAAACACGATGGAATAGGTCACCTTTGGCTTATTGTCCTCTAGGGTCAATTTAATCTGCACCCCATAACTCTCACCGCCCAAAAAGTTGATACAGACACTCCCATAATTATCCCCTAGTTCCCAATCGGCATTCTGATTGGTATCGGGTTCATAGTTGGCGTATTGGCGCAATGATTGGATAACCTCGTTTCTGCGGCGGTTATACCAATTCGTCTTATCCTTGTATTGGGATTGGATTGCTTTTTCCAATCGGGTAGCGGTAGCCTTTTCACCTCTGCCCAAATGAGTTTGGCGGTAATCGTTAATCAGGATTAGCGCCTCCCCAAGCCAAGCACGGCTAACTTCTCCCCATCCACCCCAACCAAATCGGCTACCGAATAGTTGGCGGGCTAGGCTGATTGTTTCGTCACCTCTTAGGCAAACATCAAACTCCATCTCATAGGTCAATGGCGGTGGTATTTCTTTTGGAAAATCATAAGACATTGGTAATTCCTCTCTCTAAAACTGTTTTTTTCTAGGGCATTTCCCCAACAAATCTATTAAAGTATCACTAC